TACGGTCAGTGTGCATGAATCTCCTTAAAAATGTTTAATAAATTTATCATAATTTTCTTGCATATTTCTACCAAAAGATTCTGCTATTTTTATAGGGTCGCTATCATTAAATTTAAATACTTCATAGAAGTAATCTCTATTATAAAATGCCATTTCTGTGTATATATTATTAATATAATTACCTACATCAATGAATTTTTTAAAATCTAAATCTAAAAAGTCACTTAATATTTGTTTAAATAAATTACCTTTAAATACTTTTTTATGATCATAAATATTATATAGAAAGTCAAAAACATCTTCAGAATATTTACTTTGCCCCATATCAATTTCTTTTTCAAATTCGGTACAAAAATTATATTTAATAATAGAAAAATTTTCTTTTAAATTTACAAAATCTCTCAATTCCATACATAATCTTTGTAATGAAAATAACATTTTATACCCTTATAGCGTTGTGAAGTAATATTTCATAAGACCTAACCATATCGCCCGCATTTTGGGAATATTTATCCGTACTATGAGTTGTTATATTACTATTTGCTGAAAAAGTTGTGTCCAAAGGATCAAGAATATTGACACTTGTAAAAGGTACAAATACGCCTGTGGTTTGAAATGCAACCGTTGCAACTCTCAATAGTTTATATGTTGGATTGTCTGGAAAGATGTTTAAAGTTGCTGTTGCAGTGTTATTTGCAATTAAGTTTGTATGCACTTCACCATCTGCACCGCCAACGTAATCAGATATAGTAGTATTTGGTTTTATTTCTAAATATGTCCCAGTTGCAAAACCTGTGACAGATATGCCCCCTAAATTAATCTTATGATTTAAAGGACTAAAAGCAATTCTTGTTTCATTAGCCATGATTTTGTTTCTCCTATAGTCCTAGTGTTATTCCGACTTTTAATCTTTGAATTCTTCCAAGGTAAGTTAAACTTGCAGCTAATCCTTGATAGATTCTGTTGGTTTTATCAGCACTTGGAGTGTTTGCGTATGATACCGCTGTGACATTTGTATTAGCAAATTGTTGAATAATATTTTGTGTAACAGCCCCTTGGAGAGTCTTTTTAAATACTGATACTAGATTTTGAATACCAACATCAGAATAAGGAACTCCACCAACCGATTGTTGACCAAGTAAATAAGTTACTAGGTCTGCTTGAACATTAAGCTTGATATAGTCTGCTCCTACAACTTGGTCTAAATACAACAAAGCGGAAGTTGTGCTTGATGCCATAAATCCGTATTGGATATAACCAGTGGCAGAAGTACCAAAACTTGGAAACACATTAGCATTAACGCCCAATAGTCCGTCGCCCGCCCCAGGGGTTCCAATTGTAGATGAAGTTACGGCAGAATCAGAGGGTAAACTTCCTGATAAAGTTTGACCAGATACGGATTTTAAACCTACGGTGCTTGTAAATAGATTTGTGAAGAATGCTCCCATGGTAGCCGCACCTAAACAAATAGTAGGAGCTGCAACCGCTGCGCTTGGTACCGCAGATTGAGGGTTATCAGTGTGCGCAAATAACATCACTCTTTGTGCTCCAATACCTAAAGCTGTAACGTCATATAAAAAATTTGTAGCAACAATATCAAGGTCCGATGTATCTAAAAAACAAACTTTTAAATTGTTTGAAGACGCTAGACCGTTAACCGCTGCGTAGATGCCGCCTCCGCTTGGAGTTGGTGAAGTACCTAAAACTTGAGCTGTAGTAATTTGATCCGCAATATAAAAACTATAAAAATTATTAAACGCTGCACAAATTAAGTTGATTTGAGTTACATAATTTACAGTCGCGGTATTATCAATCATGCCTATATATAAGCTTGTCGGTGTTGGCGTTTGTGCAAAGAAGTCACTAGCTGCTTTAATAAGTATTTGATATTTAAAAACCTGTGCCCATTGAGTTGCTAATATCGCTGCCGCTAAAGCCGCTGCAAAATCGCTAGCGACAGTAGCTGAACTTGTATACAATTTATAGATTGCAGAGCCCCAGCTTACAGGCTTACTTGCACTCGGAAATACTCCCATGATCATTGCGTTATTGAATGACGGTACTTGGACAACAGTAGTCGAAATAGTTACATCGACTTCGGTTAACCAATCTAATGAAACACTCATTTTAAACTCCTTTTAATTTGAAATACTTAAAGTTGCTGCCGCTGTGTTAATTGTCATAGTTGAAGTTTGAGACTGTTCCACAATTAAACTAAATTTCATTTTTACTTCACCATTGAAAATAGTTCTATTCTCATAAAGCTCTTCATTTAAAATATTACTACCTTCATCAAAACCTAAATAGGCAATTTTATTACTTGTAAAAGTATAGCTCTCAAAATTTATCTTAAATTTCTCAAGTAAATTCTGTGCTTGTATCTTATCATAAGTATAAAATTTATAGTTAACAGTTAAGACAGAACTTTTTGATTGATAAGCCGTGCTTGTTGAATGATTGATAGCAGTATAATTTGTGTTTTCTAAATTATCAATATGCTCAATATTTACCATGCAATACGGAAATTCTGGTCTTAGTTCTTGTTGAAAACCCCAAAGTACAGTCAATGAAGGAGATGAAAAACAAGATGAGGCTAGAGCTATTAATTGATACAAAGGCGCAAATGTATCATCGATTTGTGGAAAAGGAAGATTTAAAACAGTACCATTATAGGTCAGTCTATTATCTCTCGATACCGTCGTATTGATATGATTTGTCGAATAGTTAGAAAAGTTCTGATAATCCTGAGCTGAATATATTTTATAGACGTTGTTTTTCCATATAAAATAATCTCCTAAATTACTAGGAGTATTATCAACGTCCACAGGATAATCCGTAAGAATATTAATAAAATCGGCATAGTGAGTTCCTTCAGGCAAAAACCTAATTTCACTTGCTGTTAATGGCTGCACTGAAGCTAGAATATTTATAATTGTATAGGCTGGCAAAACTGCGTAGCCATTAGAATTATAAGTAACTCCACCCGAAAATTGAACTAATTTTATAGATTGAACGTCATCAGGGCTAATCATTTGTGCTCACTTTATAAGTTAAAGCAGCTTTTAACTGCCCTGTATCAATCAAAGGAGTTGAAGAGCCTTTTCTTTTAATAGTAGAAGGACTATTTGCGGGAGCAATCCCAGAAACTATTTTTTTATTAATTTGGTTAAGAATATAAGTCCCAATCACATCATAAAATATTTCTGGTTTGTTCAATGCTTTTTGTGCAATTTGATTTATTTCTCTGGCTTTTTCTTTTAATACACTTCTTAAAAAAGAACGTTGTGGGATATTCTTTTTTCTATCCCCAAATTCATTCTCAGCCGCAACTTGTGCAACTGTAATGTTTGGGTCTACAGCTTCTCTTTTAGTACCACGTGGTAAAATAGCACTTTTTGGATGCAAACGAACAAGCTTTTTTTGTTCACCTTTATCACCATGGATTCCGACGGTTACGAATTTATTTTCTAGATTTTTAACCTGTTCCAATAAATTAAACATAACCCCCACTTGTTCCAACAAAGCCACCGTGAACGACAGCTAACCGAGATAATAAAGAAGAATAAATACGACCGTATTTGGTCATACTTAAATCATATTCAAAAGGATTACTTCCAACGTATGGCTGAAAGCTTCTAGATACTTGTGCAGTAGACTCGCTAGTGACAGCTCCTCGGTAAGAAACTTGATTAGTTTCGTAAATTAAAAGGTAATGCCCTAACATATTCATAAAGGCATTAAAATATAATTTACCAAAATCGTTAGAATCTATAATCTCTTTAGCTGCAATATCACTAATCCAGTAGCTGATACGTGCATCAGCAATTGCCGATATGTAAACATCACTTAAGAAGAATGTTTTTGCGTCAGATAATGTTGGAACTGCCATGAGTTAACTTTCTATTACGGATTCATGCCTGCAACAGAATACATTGATTCTTTACGCTTCAATGTTAAGCCCGCAGTTACATTTCTATAAGGGAAGAACCAACTTGTAGTTTTAGCGTTATAAGATTGAGGTTGAGCCTCAACCATACGAGATGTTGAAATTTCAATATTTTCAAAATCTTTGTAGTAGAAAAATGATTGATTTGCGCCAATAGTTGGTAATCCAGCCACATGAATTTCTCTCTCAGTTAAATAAGAAAGCGCAGAGCGGCCTTCTAAGTCAGAGAATGTTCTTGTAAGAGCATTCACGTTTGCTGGAGACATAAGAACGCAAAGAGGTAAATTCATACCAGCAAATACGTTTTGAGTTGCTGTAATAATTGCACCGCGAATACGGACAAATTCATCAACAATAGCGCGGCCAGTAGTACCAGAAGCTAACAAAGCTCCAGCGGTCCAAGAAATTGCTGTAGAAATTGCAGTATTATAGAAAAGTCCATTTTCTTCTGGGCTTACGTAAGTTCCTGGAGCTTGATAGTTAAAAGCAAAATCTTGTTCTTCCATCATTAAGTCACGAGCAACACGTTTGGTTAAAGCATCTTGCAAAGGGATATTGCGGTAAGAAGCTAATTCCAAGTCAGCAAGAGTAAGCTCAAAGCCTTCTTGAAACATTAAAATAGGTCTACGCAAAGGGCTAACAGCCGCTTTGATAGCTTTAATTTCATTTGGATTGGTAGATGGTTTAATTCTGCTGCTTCTATTTGTAGCAGTTCTGTCAAAACCAGAAGCTTCTAATTGAAGCGGCATATAAAGAGTATCGCTAGGTTGAATACCTGTGTACTCGTCAAAAATTTTAACGCCAGGATAGTTAACAAAGCTTGTACGTAAATAACTTTGCTCAACTGCTTGTTGAATAATACGTTGGTCAATTGAAAGAGAAAGTTCGTAAAGAGCTAACGAAGAGTTGGCATCGAAACGTTTTCCATTTCTTAGAGGTTTGTCCCAAGCTTTTTCTGATACGCCTAAAACAAACTCATTGTATAAGTGTCTAGAGTCATTATCGTTAGAGAATAAAGCTTCAATATCTTTAGAATCTTTTCTCATCTGTTTTACTAAATTAATATCAACCATTTTATTTTTTCCTTTACTTATTTAACGCAAACGATTGCGATTGCACCAGAGGTAGCAGAACTTGCATAGTGCCAGGTCGGGTGTACAGCGGCAGTAGCAGCCGCGGAAACCTTTTGGTCCTCTTTTCTAAATGCTCCTTTTTGAACAAAGCCACCGTTGCCGTCAGCAAAACGAATAAAACAAGGGTCGCCAAGAAGAACTGCTTGCTCAACTGTTACAGCAACGTAACCAAAAGTTAAACCAGCAATTTCGGAACCAACCGGAACAGTAGTATTGCCAGTAATTAAAGGATTAAGAGAAGCGTCGTTTTGGTAAAATTTGTTACGATTGATGATTAAGTTAACCGCCATGCGATTAGTGATATCACCAGAAGCCACAGGAAGCGCGTATCCTTGATCTGTACTATCTAAAATCATAGCTAATCCAAACGGAATTGCTGTAGTATATGTGTTTGGATTTGAAATAATTGAGTAAGGATTAGAGTCAGCTAGTTGACCCGCGATAAACGCAACTGGTTCAATGTTATTAATGTATCCCATTATTTTGCTCCTTTGTTAAGCAGAGATTTTAAAAAGTCATCACGATTGTACGTTTTGAAAGTTTCAGAGTCTGTACGAGTTTGAGAATTAGATTCAAATTTAAAAGAAGAAATAGTTTCTTTGACAGAATCTTTTCTTTTATCTTTTTTCATTTCTTCTTCTTTCATTTCGACTTCATCTTTTTTCTTAGAATCATATAGATCATCGTCTTCATCGTCTTCATCGTCGTCATCACATTTATCTTCTTTAGCTTCTTTATCTTCTACTTTTTGCATAGAGATAAGTTTTTCTAAAGCTTCAAGCATTTTTCCATGTTGTTCAAACATTTTTTTAGTCCAAGAAGGCTCTTTTTCTTCTTCATCTTCTTTTACTACTTCTTCTTTTTCTTTTGGATCTTTGCCGTGTAGGTCTTTTTCTTCTTCAACCTTTTTTATCTCTTCTTTTTCTTTTTTCAGTTCTTCTGATTTTTCATCCTGTCTTTTTTCAGATTGACAGGCACAATCTTTCTTAAATTCTTTTTTACTCATAGAGTCCTCTTTCTTAATAATAGAGCAAACATCGCCACAACGTGCGTCTTTGACAACTGCAAGATGATTGTAGACTATGTTCTTTTGTAGTCTAACAAAGTCCTCATTATCAAACTTTCCCACCTTTTCATCTAAATCACAAGAGTATCCAAGAGAAAACTGCTTAATTTTGTTACTAACAATCTCGTCTATAAGATTCTTGTCTTTAATAATAATGTTAGAAAGTTTGACCACCCCTCTATCATTATCAGTCTTTTCAACCACAGCTTTAGAAGCGACAAAACCTTTTTCATATAAAGTTATTGTTGCATTTGTTAATAAATCAGGTGGATGCTCCCGAGTAACAGGTATTGCAAACATAGTATCTAGAGAGTCTTGTTTAAATACTTCAGAAGCTGGTCTTAACTCTCCACCGTCATCATATTTAAAAACACCACTACGAGTTACTATTCCTTCGATATCTAAATATCCGTTTGATGTTATTTTAAAGTTATCTATTTGAAACGAGTCTTTTTTGTAAACCATTAAAATAATCCTTCTATCGATTCCAAAATAGGAAGCAATGTGCAGCGGCAATTCCGGTCGTTATATTCAACTGGCAGATTGGTATATTTAAAAACTAACCCGTTTAATTCTCTATGAGTTTCTCTTACTCTCTCGTCACCTGATGTAATCCACTCACACTCTTTTGCTCCCATGTTGGTTGCTAAAGTTGCGCTAAGGTCTCGGTTAAGATTATTTATTTGAGTTCGTCCCATGGAATCCGTGAATTTATATTTAGGCTCGGGATACTTTTCTTTAAACTTTTCTAAGTTGTTAGGAGAATTGAAAAGATAAGATTGTCTAAACTCATCAAGTTGGTTTTTACGTTTAGTATAGTCGTTTATCATTTCTGATTTTATGATGTCTTTTTCAATGTTAAAAAAATTTAATCTTTTTTTAGCTATATCCTCTTGACTAAAAGAGTTAAAAAGAGCCCTTTGAGGCAAGGTAACATCTGTAAGAGTTTGAATGAAGGTTCTTTTAGATGGTTTAATAGTTTCTAATATTATTTTCTCAAAGAACTTTTCATTCTGTTCAAGTATATTTTGAAAAGTTTTGTTTATAAAGTCAAAGTTAATTTTACTATAAAAATAGTAAATTAACTCAGGTGATAAATTAGTATCTTCTTGTAATGATTTAAGAGTTTGATTGAGTGTAAACTTACCAAATTCTTTAAATAAACGCCTAAGCCATGCTCTATATGAAAGTTCATATCTTTTTATTTTAGCACTGTCTTTCTGCGCTTTATTCATCTTTCAAAAGTTCCATATCACTAAAATCTTTATCTCTAATAATCTGAGGATATCTACTTGTAATGTAATCCCCACAATCAAAACCTTGGTCTGCTAAAGATGCAGCGGCGTTTGCATTGTTAAGTAGAGTTTGTGACTCTTCAATTTGTGTAGGTGTTTCACTATGGTCAAATACAATTTCATAATCATCTGGAATTTTAAGATTATAAACTTGTTGGAATAATTGCATAAAAAACTTAACTTTTGGCGCAACTTTTATTCTTTGTTCAGATTGAATAAATCTTTCAAAGTTTGTTTTTTCAGTTCGGCCACTAGTTGAACCAGTTGAACCTTCACCGAACAAAACATCATGAGGTATATCGCATGAGAAGCATAGGCGACGTTCAATCTTGTCTAAAGCTTCAGCGTAGCCTGCAAGGGTTGGTGAATAGAGTTCGTATTCTTCTTTTGTATCCATGACGCTGATATTATTTGTACTTCTTACTTGTTCCCTTACCGCCATGCTTGCTGAGAAATTAGAACGTTGTTCAGGGTCTGAAAGTACATTTGATAAATCAGATATTTTAGCAATTGCATATGGAATCTTACTCATAACAGTAGAAAGATTATCCATAGCAATGTGATAATTTTTAGCAGCTTGCTCTATTTTTCGTATGTATGTGTCATGAAAGTGTAAATTAGTTCTAAATAGATAAGGCTTAAGCTTCTTGCCCCAAAAAGGTAACATACGTGTGTAGTGAATCTTTTCACGCGCAAGAGTTTGAACTTGTTCAGAAAACATTTTTAAATCTGCTTCTTTGTTTAAATCAAGACCACTGTAGATTGGTTGCTGAATTAAATAATAATAAACAGGGTCAAATTTAAAGTTACGTTCTGTAGGGTCAGGTGCAAAAAAGTATCTGTTAATCATTTTAATATCACGGATAGATTTAACTCTTTTCATATCTAATGGGTCTGTATAACTAAGTCCATCATCAAGATCCAAAAGCAAAAAAGCATGTCCGAACACATTACCACTATCGTAACCATCGTACATAAGCTCATCTAAACCGGCATCGTCCCATATTTTTCTAAACTTTTTAAAATAACTTTCATCCTTAGTTACAATATTAAACTCATTCTTAAACACTGATTGGACTATAGTCTGAAGTATCTTGCTTATAATAGGATCACATGCCGCTAAGTTTTCAAGAGTTTGAAAGGAATATTGAGTAAACGGCTTAAGCGTAGTTGATTCATTAGAATCTTGAATCGTTCCTGAGCCCGTACGTAAATTATAATAGACAGAGTCTCGTCTAGATACCTGCCCCTTGTAATGCTCAAGAAGACTGTTTGTTTTATTATATTCTTGCTTTAACTTGTGAAATTCAAATTTATATAAGTCTGCTTCTTTTCTTGCTTTGCTAGAAAACATTAAAATCTCACCCCGTTTAATAGCGACATGTTTTGAGACAGACTCATAAAATCAAGGGCTGAGTATTCAGCGCAAATATAATTTATAGCCTGTGTTGTTTCATCAACCATGTCGTCATGCGTTCCTTTTGGGAAAGTCTTTAACTGATTGATGTACTCGTTATAGTTCGGCATATTCTTGTAAATCTTAAACCTTTTAGTTTTGATGAAAGGTTGAGCGGCATACGCTCTGCTTATCTTCCCACCTTCTGGATTAATTGCAATAAATTTACCCGGAAATTTTTTGTTAAGAACATTTATAACCGCAGAACCATTGGCCTTATCTTCAACCAACGCAAAATTGCATTTGTACATTCTTAGAAAACTTTCACATTCATTCAAGGTTGCGTCAAAGTCTAACTTTTTATTGATAGTGTTTATTTTAAACAATATTCCACTATTTTGATGATACTTATATACCCCAATTGCAACAAAGTCTGATGAAATTGTGTCTTTAAAAGCACAGTCCACAGATATAAAAGTAACGGTTGATTTTGGGATGTCTTCAAGATTAATGAAAGTCTGAGTTTCAATATCATTACTTTTAAACATTGCTCCTTCTGGCGGAGCTGGGCGGCCCTGGTAGAGCGCGTACCCATCCCCTTCAGCTAGTAGCATCTTTGTTTTAATAGTTTCTAAAGTAAACCTTTGGGGGCATAAAACTTGTCCTATTTGTCTACCAAGAGGATCATCTTCACTGTCACATATAGCAGGAAGGTTGATATATTTGTATTTAAGATTTAATCCAAGTTCTACGTTTTTACTGATTATTTGACCTATTAGATCACAATCATGCCAACGAGTCTGAGTTATTTCTAGTTTAGACTTTTCTTGCAAACGAGAAAATATTGAGGTCGAAAAACCTGACCATAAAATAGCCTGATAATTTATAGAATAAGCATCTTGTGCGTTACGGATAGGGTCATCAATTATTATCCATTCAGCGGGTTTAGATGTAATCCCGCCTTGAAAACCACAAAAAGATATTGAACCAATTCTGTTACTTAAAACTATTTCTTTTTGAGATTTAGAATAGAGTTGAACTCCCTCATTTTCTAGTATCTGTAATATTTCTCTGTGAAATCTAGCGGTAATATCCACGTTATAACTAATGATAATACCACGATGTTTTGGTTCATGTATAAGTCTATAAGCGGCTTTATGTATAGTAAATACTGTTGATTTTCCGTGCTGCGGAGGAATACTAAAAAGTGTTATACTGTACTTATTTTGTTCATTTTCTACGTATTTAATCCAGTCATATTCAAAGTTATACTGAGGACTAACTCTTTGACACCAGCTTAGAAAATCAACATCTTGTTTTACTACTTCAGTATTAACTAATCTTTTAGCTTCTTTAATCTCTGCAAACTTATAAAGATAATGTGATTTATTTGCAAGTTGCATATGCGTCTAAATGCTTATTTAAAGTTTCTAAAGTTTCTTTTTTATCTAGATTATGTTTTTCGCATAGTTCATTAACAAATTTTTCTGTAGATAATTGGAATAGTTTTTCTTTTAGTTCGTACTCTTTTTGTTTTATTTCTAAGTTTCTTTCTTGATTCTTTTCTAACCAAGCACCCTTATTTTTAAGAAAAAACATCATCATAACAGGGTCATCTTTGCAGCGCATAATAGCAGAGTTAGTTACCGTTTCTAACGTTTTTGCTCTACCTTTACGCAAAGCGTCATAAAAGTTGCTATTTTCTTTTTGATATCTATAAAAAGCATCCTTAGATATATCTAAGGATTCCCATATTTGATAATCCAACATCATTAGTCCACTTAATTCCTCAGCTCTTTTAATCAATTCGGGAGTACATTTAGGTTTTGCGCCTGTTTTTTCTTTTACTTTTTCTTTCTTATTTTTCAGCGCCATTTTCCCTCATTTCTATTCAAACAAACTCATTTTACCAAATGTCAAGTAAAATAGCTACTTTTCCTACTTTCAAATCTTTTTAAAAATATTTTTACAAAAAACTTGACAACAACGTAACACAGTGTTACTTTAGCTTCATGAGCAAGACACAGTGTCTGTCTCTAAAACAATCGAGAAATTTCGCTCAAGTTTTAAAATTTTTAAGGAGAAAAGTTATGTTAGTTAGTAATAAAATTGTTGATGTTGTTGCGTTAAATAATGCTTTAAATACAAGATGTAAAGACACAAATTTAAGTAAATTTGAAAACAAACAAGAATTTAGTGATTTTGTTGAAGATTTTGTAGTTGAAAACGTTGAAAAAGTCGCATTTGAATTAGAAAATTTAGATTGGTATCACGGAAATATTGAAGATGTTGTTGATAACATTAATGAATTTCGTGATGCACAAGCGGATTTTGTTGATCAAAAATGGGAGGAATTAGAAGCATAAGTGTGCAGTCTCCAACAAAAAACAAATTATATTTAAAAAAAGGAAGAAAAATGAAACCAACAGCTTACAAAATAAAACATCGATACCCGTGGGAGACTGTAAAACTAGCTATTAAGATGTATCACGACAGATATACATATCGTGAAGTATCAGAGAATCTTGCAAAAAAAGGAATTACTGTGTCGCACAAAACAGTGTACGAATGGGTCAAAAAGTTTGACAAAGAAGCAACATCTCGCAATAAAGTGAAAGAATTACGGGTAAGAGAAAAATGAAACTATTATCCTTGTTTGTGCTTGTATTTCTTTTTACTGCATGCGGTAAACATGACGTTCCCCACGAATTTGACCCATGGTTTCAAGTTCATCTAGACAATTTTAAAGAGCAAGCGGATTATTTCGGAGTAGAATATGGGTCATTAGACACGGTAACAGTGTATAAATTCGATGACTTGAATAATTATCCTAATGCCGCCAAAAATGCTTATGCTATTTGTGATTATAAAAATGAAAATTCTTACGAAGGCAAGAAAACAAAAATGCTTGAAGACTCTTTAATGTTTGATAGATTTGGGCTTGAATATCACATATTTTATAAAAGCATTATATTTTCTGAGAAAGTAAAAGAATTATCTAAAGAATATCAGTATCAGATTTTTTTACATGAAATTGGCCATTGTGCATATAATTTAAAGCATGACACAGAAGACTATACACATATTATGT